CGGCCAACCCAAAGAGTACGCAGCCAGCGACTTGATGCGAGCAGACCTTTATGAGGTGCTTACTCAGGCCGATGTGCTACCTAAAGAGCCGGTAAGTTATGAATTCCAGTCGCGTGACGGTAAATGGCATCCGTTTGTTGATGAAGAACATTATGAAAACACCGTGGAAGATGGTTCGTGGCCGATTCGTGCGCTTTATACCAGACCCCATAAAGTCGCTGACCTGGTTCCGATGACGCCTGAAGAGATTGATGCGGCTTGGAGATCGGTTGACTACACGATCGATTATGTAGAGTTTCGTGTGGCTATCGGTCGAGCCATCGAAAAACATCATGGAATAGGGGTTAAGCCATGACAGTTCAAACAACCTTCGTCGGAGGGGTGAATCCGTTTGAGGCTTACGGCAACCAAATCAACCCGGCAAAGCGTAGGTTCAAGCGGATTCTGACCAAAGATCAAGTGCTAACGCTGAGACAAATAGCTGCGGCTGGCGTGTCTTTTAAGCAGGCTGGGCTGGCTGTTGGATGCTCAACGTCGACAGCAAGAAGCGCGGTCAAGGGATTA